GTAGCGGTGCCGTCGGTAGATAATGGGTGCGGAGCCACTAGTGGTGTTTTGCGAGTCTACACAGGACTAGCGAGTCATATATTGCAGCAAGGCACTTGTTGCAATATATGCGAGCGGGGCTAAGACCCTAGAGAGATTACATATTAGACAGCTGCTTCAAATGATGAAGCGTCAGCTTTCTAGTAGAGACCGAACGCCTGACCTTCTTTGTCTAATCCAAACAACGCACCTGCGTCGTTTCCTTCTGTGTCCATTGAGGGATACAAAATTGTTCCGCTTGACAAAACTAAACAACTTGGGATTTCGTTTTTACGCCAACCCTCGTTGTCCATTTCCTCTTTTGTCATCGGACGTATAGCAACGATTGTTGCGCCAACAATGCCTGCGTCTATTGCATTGCTCATGTTGTCTCCTTGCCGTCGTATGGCTCGTTGAATTCGTCTGCAAGTGGCTTATTGAATTCGTCTGCAAAGATACACGCGTAAACGAGCGCACCCCCGATATATACAAATGCGCATACAAGCGCAATAACGCTATGATTCACGACATCCTCCTCAAGCCGCCAAGATAATTCCGATAAGAATTGCAAAAAGTACAGTGATCACCAGATCTGAAACCCTCCGCTATGGCGCAAAAAGAGCGCAAATTCCTGGACGTTCTCAACCGAGAACGGGTAGCTGGATTCAAGCGAATCAACGACGCCTTCGCCATGGCAACCATTGCAAAAACCATGCGTGCGCCCAACTACCAAGGCAGTTGTCTCGTCAAGTTCACGATCAGGAAAGCCATGTTCAAGACCAACAGCGTCAGTGCGAATACCAGTTCCACCGCAATATGTACAGTCCTTGCGAGGAATGTTTGCAATGCGCTCACGGTACCCCTCTTCGTATGACTTGGTAATACCAAGTTCAATCTCACGCAAGAGGATGTCAGCAAGTTGGCTTGCACCTTCAGCGTTGAGTCCATCTCCGTCATTGAAGTGACCGTCCACGTCAGAACAGAGTTCTGGAGCTGCCGTTTCGCAGTAGTCCCACAACGGGCGCCACCACCAAACATTGTTCCTGAAGTATTCACCACACTTTTCCGTGGGCTTCCTTCCGATTACATCCATACCCATAATGCCTCCTTTGTTTGGATGATGAACATCATAAAAGGTTGTAATAAAAAAAGCAACTCAAAAAAGAATTGAAAACTACGCGACTGGCCAAAAGTATGGGAGATCATCCTCCACCAACCAATCCCACTGGCCGTAGAAAACGCGATCCTTACGAAGAAGATTACTTTGGTGGCTCAGATGTACTCGCGAATCTCCCCACCAGACCGGCAAATCATCAAAGTCCGGGCTTGAGACGGCAAGCAGCTTTTCTTTACATGTGTCTTTGTAGCCCCGCCCAATCCATTCATCGCAGATTGCAACTCCGTACGCGATCAGGCCGTCGAGATTGTTTTGCCACATCTTTGTAGCTGGGTGGTTTCGCCATCCATGATTTCTTCTTCCGGTGACCGGGACAAGCGCTTGAACAATTTGAAGCGTTTCAACTCTTTGTTTTCCGAGGCGCTGGCGATCTAAAACTCGAGCGCACTGGGCAAAGTGCTCATAAGGTACGAATGTCTGCATTAGTAAATCCTCCGCAGCTATCATCCACCACCGTAACAATAATGTCAACTTGTTACGGGGCTCTTGACCCAAGATACCCAGATCAGATCAAGCTACCTGCAGCTGTGAAAAAAGTTCCGCCGGGCCCTGGCAGCTGGAAAAAAGAGTTTTATTCCCTCGAGCAGCTCCGATCTGGCTCTCGAAGGAGAAGTTTTTAACTTCGCACGTGCGCGACCCAGGTAAAGCCAATAACACCAAGCCGGGATGGCCTCCTCGGCATCGTTAGCCCCGTCTTCAGCTACTACGAAGCATTAGCGATTACCAGGTAGCTACATCACGTACTGAGCCGGAACTATCCATAAATGCCCATACGGGACTAGCGAATCATATATTGCAGCGAGGTACTTGCTGCGATATATGTGAGCGGGGCTAAGATCTTACCTGTGTTGCGGGTTTAGTTCATATCTTTGTTACCAGAGGTCAGAAGCGTTTTTGTGTAGCGCAGCGTAACGAATTAGCGTTTGACCGTTGGTAATAAAGAATGACTAAGCCTTCTTGAGTTGTCTAGTGAATCATTACGGGACTCATGACCTTTAAATAGTTAAACCACATGTCAAACCAGCCCGAATATTGCTATTCAGAAAAACATTTAAAAAAGTTGACAACAGGAGCCGGTGCAAGTATATTGATTAAACCTACTAACTAAGGAGCTATATATGACCTGGCGTCTCGACCGCAACTGCGAAGACAAAGATGTTTCATTTTTCTTTCCATCCAACCGAGGAGGAGTAAAGCGCGCAATCAAAGTTTGCAGTGAGTGTAACGTAAGGGCTGAATGTCTTGAGTTTGCAATCTGCAATCAAATCACCGACGGTATTTGGGGCGGCACCACGGAAACGTCTCGCATCAAGCTGATTCGTGATCGCTTTGGTCGCCTCGGTAATGTTGATTTCAATTACATGGCGGTTAAGTGATGAGCATGATTAGTTTTGTTTTTATTGTAGTACTCGGTGCATTTTTTGGAGCGCGATAATGTTTGTGACTGGTCTTTATATTGACGGTAACCGCATCACTCGCGTACAAGTAGATACAAATAGCGACTCATCAATCTCAAGCATGATTGACGGAACCATTGACGCTGTTACAAGGAAAACTCAAGATGGACAAATGTTTTCAGTCTTCGTTAATGACACTAGTATTTTTAGCAGTTTTGAAATGAACCCAATTGCTTCAATCGTTGCTGGGAGTTATCTTGTTGGGCCAGCCGTGATCACTGGAACTGCGCCGAACGGAGAAACAATTCCAGTACCCCTTTCGGTTATTGTGCACGCAACATCAATTCTTGAGACCATGGCTCTTCATCAGGCCTTCGGTTCGTCAGATCAGCTGCCCGTATGAACCGTTATAACCATCAGTGATGAGGTACGACACATCTGCAGGAAGTTTATTCTTCCTCAAAGACATGCTTGTTTTTGAGTTTGAATACAACGCTGAGCTCGTAGACGAAGTTCGCCGCATACCTGGAGCAAAGTACGATAATAAGTTTAAAGTTTGGCGAGTTCCAGCTACACAGATAGATGCTTGTAGAAGAATTGCGCAAAGACACAACCTCTTCATGGAGCCAAGCGTCGCTAAATTTGAAGTACCACGTACACAGAGTGAGTTTATCGGATTGAAGAGGGACGGGGAATGGGTTTACCTCGGCTTTCTTTACGACCAAGTTAAGGTCAGAAAAGTAAAACAACTTCCTGGCGTTACGTGGCATTCAAAGTCCAAGGCGTGGAGGGTTCCAGTGACCGCCATCGCAGAAGCTGTTGCATGGGCTGACAATTTTGATGTACCCGTTGACGATGATGTGCGTGCCGAGGCCGAGGAATTCATCCAGAATAGGCGCAAAAAAAGCGAAGCATCACGATCCGTAGACGCCGATGTGAATATACCAAACATGGTTGGAGACCTTTTACCGTACCAGCGGGCTGGGGTTGCATACGCAGTTGATGCACGCAGGTGTTTTATCGCTGACGATATGGGTCTCGGCAAAACTGTACAGGCTCTCGCTGCTTTAGAATTTGCTTCCCAGACAAGCGCAGTATTTCCAGCAGTTGTAATTTGCCCACCAAGCCTGGTGCTTAACTGGAAAAAAGAGATCAACAGATGGTTTCCGCACCGAAGTGTAGAGGTTGTTACTAACCGACGCAATTTCCCTGGCTCATCCGCCGCCGTCAATTCTAGTGCTAAGAATTACGGGGCTTCTGACTACTTGGTTGTTGGTTACTCAAACATTTCCCACTGGGAACAGCTGCTGCTCGGTTTTAACGCGTACGTGTTTGACGAATCGCATTACGTAAAGACCCCAACAGCACAGAGAACAAAGTCGGCAATCAAACTTGCTAAGTCATGTCCGAAAACTGGAATGGTTCTGTGCCTGACCGGAACTCCAATCACAAACCGTCCTGCAGAGTATGCATCACAACTGGAAATCATTGGTCGGCTCAACTCGCTCGGTGGAAAGTGGGGCTTCTACAGGCGCTACTGCGGTGCTTATCAAGACAAGTGGAAAGTGTGGCACACTGACGGCGCCACGAATCTTGACGAACTCAACGACACTCTTCGCTCGGTCTGCTATATCCGCCGGACAAAGACACAAGTACTCGACGAGCTCCCAGATGTCAGACATGCTCCTATTGTTGTTGACGGGACTGCCAAGATCATGCGTGAATACAAGGAAGCTCAAGACGACATTATTGACTACCTGGTCAAGCGCGCTGCAGAGATTGCTCGCGAGCTCGGAAAATCACCTGGATCCGCAGCTGTTCGCGCCAGGATGAAAGCGGAAGCAAACCAACACCTGGTAAGACTTGCGGTACTTCGCCGGATTGCCGCCCGTGCAAAAATGGACGCGGTCACCGAATGGGTTGAATCGCGGATCGCCGGCGGGCAAAAGGTTGTTATTGCAGCTCACCACCGGGAAATTGTTGATGAACTTGCGAACAAGTTCGGTGGCCTGAAGATCCAAGGTGGGATGGACGTCTCGGATGTTGAGGAGAACAAGCGCCTTTTCCAGGAAGGTGATGTCACCGAAGCCCCGTGCATCGTTCTTTCCATCCAAGCAGCCAAGACTGGACACACGCTCACGGCAGCACAGGAAGTTTTGTTCGTTGAGTTACCCTGGACACCAGCTGATGTGGATCAAACATACAGTAGATGCCATAGATTAGGACAAAAGGGTTCAGTAACTGCAACGTACATGATTACCGAAGGTACCGTTGACGAAGAGATCTATGAGTTGATCCAAGCGAAGCGCTCAATCATTGACGCAGCTACCGAAGGAACCGAACTTGACGAAGAAGCATCTGGGTCACAGATCGTGATGCGACTGCTTGAGGCGGGACTTCAGTCCAAGGCTGTCCGCACCTCTAGCAAATAGGTTCCGTTGTCTTTCACCTCAAGCACAGCTGCACCCAGTTCTTCGAGTATCGCATCCGCAACATCTGCCATCTGCCGCTGGAGTTCGCGCAGTTCGTCTCCGGATGCGGATCCAGCATCAGCCAGGTCGAGCAATATGTCCGTAATGGTATTAACCAGCTCTACCCTGGCTTCGTAAATATTTGGCGTTTGGGGCATGACGTGTACATTAGCAGGTGCTATATTGCTTGACGCGGGAGTCCCGCAATCACGAAACGAGGTACGAAAATGAGCAAGCCAGTTGCTACGGTAACCGGGAATCTTACGGCAGATCCCGAGATCCGCTTTTTTGATGGTGGAAGTGCGAAGGCATCTTTCAGTATCGCCGTAAACAGTCAGTGGAAAGATGCGTCAGGGCAAATGCAAGAGCGCACTTCCTACTTTGATGTCGTGGCATGGAAAGCCTTGGCGGAGGACATCGTGCGTGTCGCCACCAAGGGTGCGCGTGTCACCGTCACCGGAACGCTGGAACAGCGTTCATGGGACGACAAAGCCAGTGGTCAAAAGCGCACCAAGGTTGAAATCGTTGCCGAAGAGGTGGCGGTTTCCGTGCGGAGCATTGAAGAGTTCACACGCAAACAGCGTGTGGAAGGTTCTGATGGAGCCACAAAGAAGCCCGTAAGGGGCCGTGGCCCAGCGGTGAATCGTCAGGATATCCCCGAGGACGAAGAGCCGTTTTAATTCTTCCTTGGGCAGGGAGAAAAAAGAAGACCCCACCGTGGAGGGCTACGGTGGGGTCTTTCTTATTTGCTATGCAAGCAAGTAGGCAACAAGTAAAAGTAAACCGAGCGTCATCACTTCTCGGTCGCCCAGTCCCACGAACCGTCCATGGAGAGAACCATGATGGGGTCAAGGTTGCGACAGTTGTTCGGGTCGGTGTCGTCATGCACCAAGCGAAATGCACTCACATCCCAAGTGAAGTCCTTGTTGATGACGAGGTCACATTCGGGCTTGGAGTTCTCTGCCAACAGGGGAGAGTTCTGAAGCACCAAGTAGGTAGCAAGAGCCACCGAGGCACTCACGCCGAGCCAAAAGGCGAGACGGACGGTAGAGCGAATAAGATAGTAAGCAGGGCTGTGATAGTAGGTCATGCAAAGTACGCTAATGAAAGGGTGTGACAAAGTCAAGTATCGTTATGGAACCAGTGAACCGCAAGAAAGCACCCCAGCAAGAGATAGTTGAGATTAATAGGGTCGGCTCATGGGGGCGAGTTACCTACCAGCACAAACTCTCCTGCGGCCACGTAGAGATCCGGAAGCGGCCCTCATCAGCCCCGAGAATCGCTTGTACGTGGTGTGTTCAGGCTGAACGCAAAGACGAGGAACTTAGGGCATTGGCGATCCGCGAACCAGAGTCGCTTGAGATCCCAGATGATGACATCAGGCCAGCGGGACTGGAGACAGCCGAAGGAGAGGCCGTGGCCATTAAAGCTGCAATCGTCCGGGCCTTGGGATGCGGAGCTGAGGCAGTTGACGTAGTTCTTGAAGACAACGATGGAACTCTCGAGGTGTCTGGAGCTATCGTTTTCCTGGACGCAATCCAGGCACGTAGCTATCTTTAGCTACGGGACTTGCTACCCGAGTAGCGAGTGGTCTTTCTGCGGTGCCAGAGTCTAAGCGTAAGTAGCAGCGCGTATGTAGCGAGACGTTGGCAGAGCATAAAGGCACGAGCGTTAGTAACATTCTTGAGGAGTTGCGAGTTATCACATTGATGGCGCCGGCATCAATAGGGATGCGAGCGACGATGTCTACACGGGACTGCTGAGCACTAGAGAAGCATTGTTGTCTTGTTCGGATAAGAGGCAAAGCGTAAGTAGCGAAGCGCATTTAGCGAAGCGGATGTAGCGATGCCGTTTATCTGAACAAGGAACATGCGTACCAAATTATGTGTATAGGACTCATTCATCTGTACCACAAGCCTCTTGTGGGACTTGATGATGAGTACGAAGTCCGCACGGGACTAATGAGCCATAGACCACCCAAAAAAGACGAAACTACAGAAAAATTTCAGAAAGTTATCCACAGCTCAAACCTTTGAAATATAAGCATATCAACAAAAAACGACAGCGTTATCCACAGAGTTCTACTTGATTTTTTGGTTCATAGGGTTAAAATAGTCATGCACAGTTACTACATATGGCGAGCGCCTATACCTTCCAGCTCGTCGGCCCCATCCATCTCGAGAAGGAGAACCCTTTGATTAAGAGACTTATTTTGTCATTGACCGTATTAACTAGCGTCGTGAGCCTCGAAGCGACATCAAGCCATCCAGCTAAAGGCCTCACGGCCAGCGAGGCATCCCTGCCCAGAGATGTAGTTTTGCAAGTCCTTAAGCCTCTCCAGGCGAAGTCAGCTGTTGTTAATAAGAAAACAGAAGTAGAGCGACTGATACTTACTGGCTCCTATAAGTTTGGAGAGAAAAGCGAAGCAGTCAAAAACCTTCAGCGCATCGTAGGAGCTTACGCAGACGGCTTCTACGGATGGAAGACTTACAGCCTCCACAAGAAGAAGCTTGCCGACATGGGACTTTCTTTGACAACACTGCCTTCCGTGTCTGTAGCAAAAAAGACATCAACAAAGCCACGTTACCCATCCGACAAGAAGCTGCGTTGTCCAAAGTTTGAAGCTAAGTTCAAAGAGTACGGTCTTCCAGTTGACGTCTTTAGTTACATTGCGTACCGAGAGTCGCGCTGCAATCCGAAATCAGTAAACGCCACTTGGGACAAGAATGGCAAAATCAAGTGGACGCTCAACAAGGACGGTTCATTTGATAGTGGGTTACTCCAGATCAACAGTTCTTGGATTCGTACAGTCAGACAGGTGTGCAAGGTTGATACAGGCAGCTGGGCAAAAGACCTCAAGGTTCTTCTCAACTTGGACTGCAATCTGAAAATGGCTAGCTGGATCATGGAAAACACTTCCGGAAAGCTCAAGAACTGGCGCATTTACGGTGGGGATTAAGAGACGTCCTTGGAGTAAAGACGATAGGCAAGCATTTGCTGATGGCCAGCGTCTTCGCGCTCAGACCGTTCCAGACAGAAGAAAGCTACTGAGCAAGATCGCCTGCCGGCGCAGCTCAAAGTGGCAGTAAACGCAATAATAAAGGTGAGCAGTTTTACGACTTACTCAGGTCGTTTTGAGCCCGAAGGGGATTAGAGCTCAAACTCAATGGCTGTGCTTGATGGCGCAGCAACCGTAGGCCATTCTGATTTGCGAGTCCATGCGCGGACCACACGAACGTCACGGCCCTCAACGAAAGCGTTAAACGCCTTGATATATGTTGCGGTGTTCTCAATCGTAGCTGAGCGCCTCTCGCTGGACGCACGTGTAAGCCAGTTACGCAAGGCAAGGCAGACATTACCGTCGTTCAGTCCTACGCCAGCACGAACGCTTTCAGCGAATGCTTCAACTTCGGAACGGTCACGAACCTTTTCCGCCAAGAGCGCGAACAGGATCCATGATGAGCGAATGCCTCCAACTTGCTTATCTACCGACCGGCCGAGTGTTTGTGCCCACTCAACAGAGTCAAGATTATCCTCAACATACTTGAGTACATCATCTGGCGTCACGCACTGAAGCAGCTCGCTGTTCATGATGTTGTTGTCTGCCTCAAGAGTTAAGATAAGGCGAATCGCTGGAGCAACGTGCTTGAAGTTGCCGACACCAGCAATGTGCATAACATCATGTACTGTACGTGTCTTGCCACGGTCAATGACGCTGAAAACATCGTTATCAAGCTCGTCAACAAGAACAGTCGGGAATGGAACTCCAGACTCGATGCATGCCTGAAGGCGGTGCTGCCCGTCAATGAGACGCTTTTTGCCAGTTTGTGGATCCGTTGCACGCTTGATGGACTCGCCAGACAGCTTCCACTGTCCACGCTTCATTGCATCAGTGTAGATGCGAACACGAGCCCGGTTCAGCGGGCGATTGCTGACATTTTCACTCATCAGAGCTGTAGCAATTTCGGGTGTGATTTCAATAATGCGGACGCTGGGGCCGTTTTGGATTGCGGAGACCATTACAGGCTTCGCTTTCACATAGGACCCAATGACCTCTGGGTGGTTTTTGTTTTTCATACCTAAGAAACTACGTCGCAATAATGAAGTTGTCAACCTTATTTGTTAAAATCTTGCAGATAGCGATAAAAAGAATCCAGAATGAAAGCAACAGCACCACCTTGAGGGCCCTCGACAAGCATTGGTTGGCTAAACACTGGCATTCCATCATCTCCGTAGCTGTATTCAACCAATCCCCCAGCATGCGACCCATCCCCAAAGACCGCAGAGGCAACAAGGATCTCTTTAACTGGCGCAGATGGGTCAGACTTGTGTTGCTGCTCAAGTGTCTGGGTTGAATCATTGATGGTCTTGATCATGTCGTCTTCGTTGTCAAACTCCATGCCAAAAGCATCCCCAACGAACCCAACCTCAATGAATGGTCCATTCTGGTTGTAGGCCTCCGTAAGTGCATTCAGAAGCCACACATTGGGATCTGAATTTTCAAGCATCGGAATCACGGTATGACCATGTCCGTTTGAGTAATACAGGCATGACGGAATATCTGTTGGCCCATTGTTATCAAAGCATTCGGACAATTTAACAATGACACTACTATCGAGCATTTTTTCAATAAAAGCTGTTTTTGACATGCCACAAAGATACTTGCACCAAGTAGGTTAGTCAACCTGTCAGGATATGGAATAAATTAATCCAGAATGAGGGATCATGAGTCACGATATTGAGATCAACAAGAACGGAACGGCAAGGTTCGCCTACTCAAGTCATGAAGTGCCTTGGCATAGGCTTGGCACTCCTATGAAGGGTCTTCAGGGCATGGAGGCAATGCTTCAGGCATCCAATAGCGACTACGACGTGCTCATAACGAAAGTAGCTGCGATAGACGATGACGGCAATTTGATACGTAACCCAGACGGATCAATAGTGCCGATTAGTGACTCAAGGGCGACTGTACGCCAGAATACAGATGGGTCTTTTGATGCTCTTGCTACCGTCGGAACAAGATACGAAGTACGCCAAAACAGGCAGGTTTTGGAAAGAGCTCTTGCGGTTGTTGGGGCTTCTGGAGGAGATGCCGTAATAGACACATGTGGAACGCTCAAAGGAGGGGCTCGCTTCTTTGCCACCATTGACCTTGGTGCCCTTGTCATTGATCCCACTGGAATTGGGGACAAGATTGGCCGATACCTTGTGGTGTCGTCTGGCCATGACGGAATCTGGCCAGTTCGGTATGCAAATACTGACATTAGAGCCGTATGTCGCAACACAGTGATCATGGGCCTAGAACAGGCACAACGCGTCTTCACTGCGCGCCACACTAGGAACATGGACGAGGCCTTGGAAGATGCAAGAACAGTTCTCCATATCAGCACTCAATGGTCTTTAGAGTTTGAGAAGATGGCAGAACGCATGCTGCGGATACATGTTGATCCACGATCCGGCGCAATAGACAAAGTGCTCAACAGGGTCTTTCCAGCCAAGCCTCACGAAACAGAACGACAGAGGAAGCATAGAGAGCATATCTTTGCCACAATTTTTGCTCTTTATGAAAACTCGCGCAATGCTGGCCGTGTAGGTAGTAATGGGTGGGCTTTGTTTAACTCCGTCGTTGAGTATCTTGACCACTACAGAGAAACAACGCCAGACGAGCGGGCAGCTGCATCAATGGACGACAACTCAGTTGTTACAAGGAAGAAGATTGAAACGCAAGGTCTTGTGTTAGCATTGGCTTGATGGATCAGCCTGAATGGGAAGACGACGAGTTTCTTTCATCACCAAACGTTGATGAGAGCTTCTACGATCAAGACACAGATTATCGCCATGTCCGAGCCCAGGACGTAGAAGACTTTCGAGCATTCCGAAGCAGAATTGCATTTGCACGCGAGGTAGTTGAAGACGCATCGGACGTATGGGGAGATGCAGGAATACTGTCTCTAGTCCACGCTATTGAAAGACACACTGGTTGGGCGCTTGAGATAATTGCAGAAAAATCAGACATTGACAATATTCTTTTCGAGCGATATGGCGTTTACGACGATGATGCATGGTTGAAACTAAAGAGTTCAGATGCGTGGATTGCTTTATCTACAGACATATTTGAGTTAACAACGAAGCGCCTGCATATAGCTGCATCGCAAATTGCGAATGGAAATATAGCACCAGAGCCACAAAAAAAATCATTGTGGAACAGGTTGACCAAACGCTGATTGCTCTGTATGGTTTAGATCCATATGGATGAGGCAGACAAAGTAGAAGCACCACGCAATGGAGCTTGTATTGGTAAGCCAGTTGATTGGTTCTACCCATCTGCGCCACGAACACGTCGGTCAATTATCAACAACCGAGCTGCTATCAAGCTTTGTAATGAATGTGACGTCAGTAATGATTGTTTAAACTATGCGCTTAAATTTGAGCTGCATGGCATTTGGGGTGCAACCATGCCGAAAGAGCGTGAAGAGATTAGACGCACACGCGGAATCGCTTTACTTCACAGGGTGTACGATGCGTCCACAGGCGAAGTGACCATCAGATAGTGTTGAGATAGATCATGCCCGAATCAATTAGCACTGAAGTAGACAACTTCCTTTTACGTCTTAACGGAGTGAGGCGCAATGGCGCCAACTGGTCAGCCCGATGCCCTTGCAGGAATGACGACGAAAATCCATCTTTGTCAATCGGACAAGGCGATGACGGGCGTGTTCTTGTGACATGCCACAGGGGTGCAGGGTGTGACGTCAGTGAAATATGCACATCCATGGGTATTACGGTCAATGAACTTTATCCTCCCAATAAGGAAGTCAAACAAAAGAAACAGCTCGTCAAGGCGTATAAATACATTGACGAACATGGTGAACTTGTATACGAAAAGCTCAGGTACATTGACGAGCAAGGCCGTAAGAGTTTTGGCCAGCGCCGTCCTGATCCTAATCGCCCTCGCGAATATTTGTACAACCTGGATGGTGTCACGAAACTTCTTTACAATTTACCTTCGGTCGTGAAAGCTGTCGCTAACGGTGATCCTGTTTGGCTGGTTGAAGGCGAGAAAGATGCGGACACTCTCATCGCTAGGGGAATTGTTGCAACCACACCCCCAAATGGAGCTGGAAAGTGGGAGGGACGGTTTACAAACGTCCTTGCTGGTGCGCACATTGAGATCATTGCCGACAACGACGAAGTCGGGATTGCGCATGCTTGGGACGTCTTAGAAAAGCTCACAGCAGCTGGATCTGTATGTCGTGTTTGGAAGTCGCCAAAGTTCAAAGACATTAGCGACCACCTTGGTGCAGGTCTCGAATTTGATGACCTTGATTTGATGGATACACGACCAATCCAAGTCAAGTTTGAAGAAACTGAAATGGGTGTGCTTCTTGATCAGATTACTCATATTCTCAGGAATGAAACACTTGACGATGAGCAGAGGCTCAATCGCGTCAGTCTTGCAATCAACTCCACCACATCAGAGAAGCCTGTAGACACAGGACGACTTGTTGTATGGGAAGAATTCCTGAAAGAAGCTGAAAAAGACACCTACGAGTGGGTCATTCCAGACATGCTTGAAGTTGGGGAGAGGGTAATTGTAGTTGCTTCTGAGGGTGTCGGAAAGACAATGCTTGCACGCCAAGTTGCTCTTTGTTCTGCGGCGGGCATCCACCCATTCACATATCAGAGAATGCCACAGATTCGTACCCTTACTATTGACTTAGAGAACCCAGAACGCATTATTAGGCGTACATCTCGCAACATCGTGAATGCAGCCATGTCTCGTGGTTACGCGAAGAACGTTGATGCTCATCTTCTTATTAAGCCGTCTGGTATGGACTTAACAAAAGCTGCAGATAGAGCGCTTATTGAACAGACTATTGAGCGGGTCAAGCCACAGCTGATTTGCCTTGGCCCGTTGTATAAAGCCTTTGAAGACAACGGAACACGAACCAGCGAAGCTTTGGCTGTTGAAGTTGCTAAGTACCTTGACATGATTAGAGATGTTTACAAATGCGCACTTTGGCTTGAGCATCATGCTCCACTTGGCTCAACCGGACACACACGTGAGTTGCGTCCATTTGGTAGCGCCGTATGGTCTAGGTGGCCAGAATTCGGTCTGGCGTTACAACCAGACCCAACAGCAACTGAGGGCTATGTTTACGAAGTCAGACATTTCCGTGGAGCCCGCGATAAAAGGCCGTGGCCACTTAGGATGAAGCGCGGCAAGATGTTCCCGTTTGAAGTGATTGAGTTCGCTAAAGTGGACTAATGACGAGCAGTAAAGGCCTAACAAGAGAGTTCTTGGCTGAGCGTGATATGCGCATATTCAAGATGCGTCAAGCTGGTGTATCGCAACAGGAAATTGCTAGAAGATTCAACATGACGCTAGCTGCCGTCAACGCAGCGATAGTCAGACAGCTACAGAAATTGAACCGCGAGGCCTTGATGGCCTATCCAGAAGTTCTACGTCTTGAGCTTGAACGCTTGGATTCTTTGCAACAATCAATCTGGCCATTGACCCAACACAGGAAGCTGCAGATGGATGACGGCACCGAAGTTATGGTTGAGCCAGATATGAAAGCAATACAGCAAGTGTTGTCAATCATGGATCGTAGGTCAAAGCTTCTAGGAATGGAGCAGACAAATGTTAGTGTTCAGATGGATGTGACAAGCAGTCAAGAACCAATTCGCGCATCTCTTGCGGGAACCGATGCTCAAAAACATGCGTTGAGTACATTCTCTCCAGAGACAGAAGCAAGGAAACTCTTGGAAATTATGGGACGATCTGGTGTGTTGCCAGCAGATGTCGTGGATCAGCTTTTGGGCGCAAAGGATGAAAACATAATTGATGCAGAAATAGTGGAAGATGTCCAACAAGATAAGGTTGAAAACAATGAATGATCAAGACAATATTGATGCAGCGATGGACAAGGTAGCAGAGACGCTCGATATGTCAATCAATCGCAACCTTGAAGACGATGGCGAGCCGTCTCAGAAGCAGGTTTTATTTCGTGCATCAGATCGCGAACATCGCAGATGGAAGGAAGCAGCAGTAAAGAATAAAATGTCAATGGCTGAGTTCATCCGTGAAACGATGAATAAAGCAGCTGAACTAACTCTTGACTGCAACCATCCGATTAGTGCACGCAAAATGTACCCATGGGCAAACATATGCACGTTATGCAAGGCTCGCTTGCCGTTGTAGTTACTGCTTGCGCTTACCTATGTAGCTCTGCACAACGCCATCTGGAATGATGGCAAATCTACACTTGCCCCCAGGTTCAACTTGGTTAAGCAAAATCTTGCATTCCGAACCACCCTCGTACAGAACACAGTTTGCGCACTTCACACCAATTTTGGCAACATCATTATCTTCTGGTCTGTCATATCCAGCCCAGACTCCCTTGTAGTCTTCATTGAATTTGCCGTGGCGCTTCGTGATGCGAATTAAAGCGTATGCGAGCTCATTCTCATCCTCACTCAAGCTGTAGTCGCTGTTTTTAGCTATGTGAACATGCCCACCATTTAAGAGCATTTCTATTAATTTCATTTTGTCCATGATTCCTACTTTGCTTTGAATTCAGCCCAGGTCTTGTCGCCTACGCCATAGTACTCACGTGCGTAGCCAGATTGGACTATGTCCTTATTGAGACATGCCGTTGTTTGCGCATCAACTTTTTCCGAGGAGTAAATACGCGCAAGTATGCGACCGTACTTGTCATTTTTGTCCGGGATCGTGTTGACATATACCCACTTGTGGCCCGTAAACCAATCCTCAGTGAATTTCTTTGCCTTTAGGCCCATCTCTTTTTCAACCAAGTCCTTAGTGCGTGACTCTGGGGTGTTGATACCGTAGAGGCGTACTCGAATCTTGTGATGGATGTTAAACCCAAGGTCAATCATCAGGTCAACAGTGTCTCCGTCAATGACCTTTAAAACAGTTGCTCCGTACCAAAAACGTTCGCTCATAAGATCCATTTTCCCATAGTGGTTGGCAATTCAGGACACAAAGGATAGATTGCCGTCATGCAAGCCCTTAAGTACATCAAATATGGATCTGCCAAGAAAACAGCCCTCTACTACCTGAAGATGAAGGAATGTCCAGTCACCTTTATGTGCATCTACGCTTTTGTCAAGCATTATCAGCAAAGGCCATTTCGTGTTAGGGAAGGCCTCGTTGCCATGCAGAGAGATGGCTTTGTAGAAAAAGTTGGTAAAGACAGCTGGCAGATCACATCACTTGGCGTGAAAGCGGTATACGAACTTGGTAAGCGCGATAGAGATCGTGAAAAATCACGATACTAGTTACGATTAGCGCTTAAACCACGCAATCATTCGCTGACGTAGTGTCTTTTGTGTAATGTCCTGAACGCGTACCACAGTTGAGTCAACAGCATTCAACACAGACTCAGTAATTTGGTATGCGGTCTGGTTTGCGGTTGTAGTTATGTTGACCGGTGAGGGCGTGTAAGCAAATGTTACTTCTAGCTCTGCCGTAATATCTGTGCTCGTCTTTGGTTTCGCAGAAGACTTTTTAGATGCCTGATTCTTTGGTTGAGCCTTCTTGACCGCCGCCTTCTTTGCAGGCTGTGTCTCTGCAGTCTTTGCAGGCTGCTTCTTGGCTGGTTGCTTTTTAGCTGGTTGTTTCTTTGACGGTTTCTTGTTTGCCATGCTTTACACAATAATCCAGCAGTTACAACCGTGGCGTAAGTGCTGATGTAATTTGTAGGCATGGATACATACCCAACAACTCTTGACAAGCTTGCGTTAGTAGTGAATGCCAGCACAATAGCTAAAGAGCAGTCAGTAAAGGACTTTGGCGTTGGCGAGGATCTCCCATTTAATGTTTACGGTTGGAGAAACCATAGGCTTGCAATAATGTGCCAAATTGATGTAGGACTAATGAATATTGACCCCATGGAACGATTTTCAAAGCTCACCAATGCAGCCTGCGTTATGCGAAAAGGTTTCTGTGTAGACGGCTTCACGTTAATCGCAGAAGGATTTGTGAGTACTGACCCAGAAAGTACCAAAGACAAGAAGTTGGCCGAGGCATACCTAGAGAAGGACTCGCCAGTTAAAGAGTGCTTAACATTTACACATGTTGACAACGGTCGCGTAACCTTCGTAACAAAGCCGTACACGTATACCGTTCCAAGAGGAGTTGAGTGGGATGAAGAGATGCACTTCCCTGGTGGAACAATGTTTCGTTCAAAAGACGGAGCTATACCGATCATGTTTGACAAAGTTCTTGCCCTTGAAACACAAGAAGAACCAGATGATGAAGAAGAGTACGAGGAGTATCACAAAGCTCTCGGCCAAGGCTTACTTGCCGAAGGCTTCTATGCGCAATGGTTTGTGTAGTATTGTCAAGACTGACTAGCCCTATCCTTTCAGGGTGATGGGTGGCCTGCGCCTCAACAGTTTTAGTGGTTTCTGTTGCGCCGTTATCGAGGTAGTTGTTTCCTTAAAGGCCACCCGTCAGTCACCCATGCCACCCTTTGGTGAATGCAGTAAAGCTGCTAACGTATAACCACAAGGGCGAGTGGCGAAATTTGGCATACGCGCTAGGTTTAGGTCCTAGTTCCTCGGAGTGTGGGTTCGAGTCCCACCTCGCCCACTTATATGACATGGTTTGACACAAACATAGAAAATACACACCGTGAACTCGGTATCTTGATTGAGGAACTTGTTGACGACCGCAACAGACTCAGACGGATAATCATTGACTTTTACAATGCGGAGCGCAATTATTTGGATGCAGTAAATGATGCAGAGCTTGGTGATGCAGTTCTTATAACCGATGAATGGCGAATTGCCTGGGATGCACTAAAGAAGGAAGCAACAGATCATGGCCGAGTATGAGTTCGGATCAACTGGAATACAAATCAAAGGTGGCGACTCATATCATGTTGTAAAGGTTCATGAACAAGATGAATGGCTTCTATTGCGTAAGCGCAGTGGCTCGTATTATCAAGCTGCCGTGTTCTCTTCTGCCGACGAGGCTAGAGCATTCATCAACTCCTGCGATCTCACGCTGTCAAAACTGAAGTGACTCCGGCTTTAAGATGGTGCCTAGAGAATGTAGATCTTGCACAAAGTGCTGTGAAGGGTGGCTATCGGGAGTTGTTGACGGCGAATACTTCTATCCCGGAAAAGAATGCAAGTTCTGCATAGCTGGGAACGGGTGTAGCAGTTATGAGTCTAGACCGATTGATCCATGTCAAACATTTACATGCGCTTGGATATTGGATGAGAGCATCGAGGAAGATAGAAAGCCTGAACTCAACGATGCAATTATCTCGGTGAACAATGTAAACAACATAAAGTTTGCAGAGTTGACTCCAGCAGGTGAGCGTTTTGACGTTGACACTCTGTCTTGGTTCATATTATGGGGACTAAATAGGTACGGGAATGTTGCTTGGCAAGATAAGCAAGGAGTCGTATTCCATCTAGGCTCGCCTGAGTTCTCGAGACTCATGAGCGCAGCTAGTAAATAACTAAGTATTTATTTCTTCCCACGCGGGGGATTGGCGGAACAGGCAGACGCTGGGGGCTTAAACCCCCTTGGTAGAAATACCGTGAGGGTTCAAGTCCCTCATTCCCCACTCAGAGCATTGCGCTTTTTGTTTGTGGCACATATGATGTCGGCATGGCTGAAGAGTACTCAAAAGAAGACCTCCAAAAAGACCTTGACTTCCTTTTTAGTAAGGGGCTTATTGAAGTTGGTGGCATTACCGAAGACGGGCAATGGCTCTACCGCGCAACCCACAAGACAATTAACATGACAAAAGAAGAGCGTGAGGCCTTCGTCATTTCAGAACTTGAAGACGAATAGCGTATGGGTAAAACATTTTTCAGCAAAGACGGCAGCTACGGCGACGCTGCGGGTTTAATCGTCATTGACACCACAAATTGGACAATAGAGGATTGGAATTACGTTAATGATGGGATCAATGACATCTACGGCAATGCTCTCAGATGGTTGGACAAGAAAGACAAGGCTTAACAAGCTGCGAAAGCGCCCTTACTTCATCCAAGTAATCAGGGCTTCATCGGCACATTGGGATCTTTAAGTTTCAGCGTAAGGTCACTAACAAGTTGACTGCATGGAATCCAACGCGAGTAGTCGTAACATTGAAGACTCTCAGGAAAGAATGGCGACGAGAAGTCTTCCGGACATACCGTAAGGTCTTCTTTTGACAACGACTCAATAGCAACTCCAAACACTACGCATTGTTTAAATTCGTCAAAAGATGGAATGCTGTACTTCTTATCTGTCGTTGTTACGACCTCATCCATACCCTTCCACCTCTTGCCACCCGTAAGAGCTATGAATCCTGCTGAGTGAAATGGATTAGAAGTCAAGTGAATGAGGCCTTGCTCGTTCGGCGCAATACCCTCTTTCCTTATACGCTCTGCGTAATCAGGAAAAGTTGCGTGATACAGAATCTCAATGGTCTTTCGCATCCCTGAATACTAAACCTTTCGTAGTCGTTTGGCTAGGTGCAACCGCAAGCCCTACCGCAAGAACAGAAAAGCCCCCCACCCTTTTGGGCAGGGGGCTCGTTCTTAGCGAACTCAGTAGTCAAGTCCCCACACTTCACGATGGCGCTTGGCAATGAACTCTGCTTGCTCGTTGTCACGACACACGAGTTCAAAGATTTGACTGTCACTGCTGTCGCCTGTAGGGCTTGCGAACCAAAGGCTCACAATGTTTCCTGAAATTGTAGTTCCTACGAAATCACCCTTTGTGTTTAACTTGTTCATTTCATTCCCTTTCTGTTTGGGGCTTTCTGCCCTTGTGAAATACATAGTAGTCAAATAAAAAGTAGTTGTCAACCTTTGCACGAAACTTTTTTATATTTTTGTGTTAGTGCTTTCGCTAACACTTTCGCAAACCTGCCTCACTACATGAGGGCTTGAGGGTGGCGTAAGGTTGGGGAGGTGGCACTTACTTGTCGTAGCATCGCTGAGTAGGCGATAAGTCTGTGACTAGGTGCAATTCTTTGCGTAAGTTACTGCGCTTACATCTGTAAGAGTTGTAATGCATGCAGCTAGGCGTGGATTAACAAGCGCTTACGGGGCTCTGGAGGCGTCTTTCAGGGGGCGTGGGGGAGCACATGGTGGCCATAATGGGCCCATTTAGAATAGATTTATCTGACCCTATTGCTCACGGAAGCGACCCTCAACCCAATGGGTGATGGCACTGCGCAGGCCCTCTGGATCGCGACTGCCTTCAAGATATTCTTGAAGCGTGTCGGAATCGTTTTTGATGGACTCAGGAAGTGAAAGGATCACGTGCTTGCTGTTGTCAATGATCTCTTTGAGTATAGCTGCAACCTGGTTGGCAATCCGGAAATTATCCCAGAGCTCTTCCTTTTGGTGCCCGCTCATATTTGGCTTAGCTTGCTCATACTCCATCAGAAGGCTCTGAGCGCTGAAATCAGCCTCTATAAACATCTTGATGAGGTATGAGGCCACAAGAGCTGTATCGAGCTTGTAGACGAGAGGAGTGAGGCCTCCTTCGCTGTTGATTGCTACAAGATCGGGGTACAGCTCTACAGCTTTACTTACTGATTCGTCTGGGGACATTTTGACTCTCCTTGGTTACTTGGCAGGGAATATTACAGAACGCGTTAGTGTTTTGGATAGATTTATCTAGAAAACGAAGAACATATCACTATTCATGTGTTAATGCTAAAAAAGGACAATTAGAACTTTTTAAAACCTTTTCGGCGCTTAATTTTATAGCCGGCATTGTGCAGCTCCTCGATGATGTGTTCGGGAATACCGCTCCATATAGTCACGCCTTTGTGGATCAGGGCGCGAGCAATGGTTGCACGCTTTGCCCCCAGGTCAGTGATGTCCTGATGGAGGTGTTCTACATTTTCACTCATAGGACGAGGGTATCTGGATAGATTTATCTAGTCAAGGGTATTGGCGTTGAAATCGCACCAGTAGTTTTGGAGATGCACGGCGACGGCCAGATTACGCAAAAGAGGAATAGCCGATTATTGTGTTTTGTGAAATTATTTATTTTTAGGTGCGTTTTATCCACTTGATCATATTGCGCCAGTGAACCCACTGCCACAAAAACCACATTGCAAGGAAGCCAGGTTTATCAAATATAATTGCGTAGGCAAACCACGGAAAAGAATGCAAAGCAATAACCAAGTGTCCGTACCATTTTTTATTACCTACTAAATAACTTCCAGATACTCCTATGAGCTCCATGGCAAACAATAGCCATGTCCACGTTGACTCGCTCATCGGCTGCTGCTTTGTTTTTTATATAGATAGATGGTGGTGATGAGGTTGATTATGCCGATTGACCACCCGATGTAATATTTCATCAAAACTCTATTCCATATCGTAAAAATATTTATTATTAATTGGTTTAACATTATCTTACTGGTACTCATTACAGGGCTTAAGCTTGCTGTGCGCGGATTAAAATTCCGTTTCCCTACGAGTTATGGAGTGCTTTGCGCCTCGGGTAGGACTCGAACCTACAACCTACGGATTAGAAGTCCGGTGCTCTATCCATTGAGCTACCGAGGCAATAATTGTTGACACAATATACACACCAGAGTATTGTGGTGCAATGAGCTTGATTGAAGAAATTCGCGCCGAGGCGCATAATGAAAGTGGCCGTGGCGAGCTTAATGGTGTTCACAAGACATTGATGCTCGTAGCTGCTCATGAAATCGAGAGACTCTCGGAGCTTGTTTTGGATCTGAAAGCCATAATACTTCAGTGGACAAGTGATATTCCAGAAATCTTTGACAGCTTGGATTGCGGTCTCAATTACGCACTTCCAGATGAGGACAAGCGTGACTGCGGTCTTCATGATGCCGAAAAGGCATATAGCGAACTTTTCAAGGGGGCGGATGATGTACTTAGCCGATGCACCAACCACAACATCTCAATCGGTTTAAGGAGAGCATAATTATGAGCGACAAAGAGACTGATATTTGGGAGTACTACGCCGACCCCCCACCTAAATTCTTACTTCCAGAAACCGACCCTGTACCTAGATTCTTGCTTCCAGAAACCGAGCAGTTGCCACTTGTTGACAGGCTGAAGAATACGGGTCCAGCTAGGGACGAGAACAACATTTGGACTGGGCGCTTTCCTAGTTGGCAAGATGCTCACGAAGCAGCGATCCTCATTGAGCGTCTTGAGCAAGCAATCCAAGAGCGCGAGGAAACTATTCGCTACCTCACGAATGAACTTAGTAAGACTCTGTGAATTCTATTGATAGAAACGAGCTTCAATGGTTAAGTAGCCTTGAGGTTCTTGCCGCAAACTTTTCAACATGCGCCAAACGCCAGTATGCAGCTGTCGTTTTGGCTCCAAATAAACGCGTTGTAGGTTTTGGGTATAACGGATCACCTCCAGGTATGGCTCATTGCGTTGATGGAGCATGCCCTCGTCTGTACGAGAATTCAGCAAATGGGTCCGTCTATGACACATGCATTTCTCAGCACGCTGAAGCTGGCGCCTTGCTTTGGTCTGATGCTTCACTCAGGATTAGTGGAACTCTTATTGTTAACGGCCCACCATGCATGGGGTGCGCAAAATTAATAGCTAGCTCCGGAATAAAACGCTTAGTCTTCAAACAGGATTTATCATATAAAAACTGGCCCGATGTTGAGTCGTTTTTAAGAGCCGCTGGTATAGTCGCAATCGGTGTGAACGTGGCGCTTGCGACCGAGGAGAGTTGAAAATGGAAGATACTTGCGTAAAGAAACCGATGCATAAACACATTCTGGTGAGAGCGATGGTCAAAAACCCGCCACAGGACGAACCTTCGGTTATTTTATGGCTTGCAGGACTTGTTGAATTTCTCGGAATGAAAGTCGTTAAAGGGCCGTTTGCATCCTACATTGATGTGCGCGGAAATAGAGGAATGACAGCAGCAGTGATGATTGAAACATCACATATTGCATTCCATGTCTGGGATGAGCAGGATCCATCTCTTTTGCAGTTTGATATATACACATGCGGAAGTCTGGACACAGAAGGTGTTCTTAAACAAATTAACAAATTCTTTGAATGCGAATCGTATGAGTACATCGTTTACGACAGGGAGTATTTATTTAAAAAGGTTGATTCAGGAAAGCGCGTAATCAACTAAATGGGAAGGGTGGCAGAGCGGACGAATGCACCTGTCTTGAAAACAGGCGTGGGGTTGTGCCTCACCGGGGGTTCAAATCCCTCCCCTTCCGCAAGACTATGAACGACTCAAACTACTATTTTAATGACAAAGAAAAAGGGACAGCATTCTTTGTGTCTCAACTTTCGCAAGGCCATAAGTGGGCGCGCTATGTGGCAAAGCGTCTCAATGACCTTGATATCGCATGTCACGTAGATGATATGGAAGTCGCTGAAACTGTTAAAGAAAGACAGAAGTTTCATAATGAAAAAGATGTTATTTTTACCAGTATGTCTGGATGCCTTGAAGTCAAGTCTCAAAGCTGCGAGTTTACGGATGATCCAAGCAGCTGGCCATATCGTCGCTCAATAGTTGATACGGCACTTGGTTGGTCGCGCAAAACTCCAAAGCCATTAGCAACGGTTCTTGTGTGTATCCATAATGGAAGCATGCTCGTCATTCCGTCAAGCACGCAGGATCAATGGCGTATTGAAGAAAAGTATGACAGGTATAGGCAGATCACTGATAATTTTTTAACAATTGACGCTCGCCTTCTTCGGCCATTTGATGAACTCGCAGACTGGCTTCGTGTAAGACAATCAAAGGCATCAGCTTGACTATGGGTACAGAAGCGCGTATCATTCCAAACGTGTCAAAAAAATTTGGAAGCTTGTTTGCCGGCGTTGGTGGTTTTGATATTGGCCTTGAATCAGCTGGATGGGAATGTGGTTGGCAAGCTGAGTGGGATCAAAATTGCCAGCAGGTTCTTTCATACCACTGGCCAGAATGCCCAAAGTGGCTTGATGTTTGTGACGTCAATGGCGCAGAGCTGCCACCTGTAGATGTAATTACGTTCGGTAGCCCGTGTCAAGACCTTTCAGTCGCCGGCAAGAGAGCTGGTCTTGATGGTGGACGATCTGGTCTGTTTTTTGAAGCAACGAGAATTATTAGGGAGATGAGAAATGCAACAGGAAATGCTTTTCCAAGATGGGCAATTTGGGAAAATGTCGTCGGAGCTTTATCAAGTAGAGGTGGTGACGACTTTGAGGCAGTCCTCAGGGAAATGGCTGACCTCGGGAGCGATCACATTGAATGGGCAGTCTTGGACGCACAGTTCTTCGGAGTCCCCCAACGGCGTAGACGCGTGTTCGTCATCGCTCGCCTTAATTCTCCAGAACCCTTCAGAGGTGGGCCAAAAATACTCACTATCGGGGAAGGCCGCGCAAGGAATTCTGCGAAGGGCAAAAAACAAAGGGAAGAATCTTCCGGAGAAATTAGTCTCAGCTTTGGAGATGGTCGCAGCTCGGTCAACACAAAACAAGTAGCTGATTTTGTTGATTCGTTCACCCCATCCAGCCATGCCTCCTATGCTCCCGGTGTTGGAACAGTTAGAGCAAATGGTGGAGACATTGGCGGTGGAAGTGAAACTCTTGTAGTTTCTGCGATTGCGCCAACTCTTAGAAGTGGTGGCGACGGCGGTGTTCCATCCAGCAGAGGAGAGCATCTTGTTATCGTTGCCGAGAATAGAGAAGAAATACTACTCATTGATGGTCGCAGAAACGATGATGTGCGAATTACAACGGAGCCAGTCAGAACGCTTGAAGCACGAATGGGTACTGGTGGGGGTAATGTTCCAGTTCTTGCAATACCAATTCAAGACGGCCGCGAAATTGAGAAAAAACAAAATGGCCTCGGCGTTGGTTCAGATGGAGACCCATCGTACACGCTTGATCAAACTGGTTCTCAGTCAGTAGCGGTAGAAGCATATGATGAATTTAATTACTCGCTTGGTGGCGACATTCATCATGCCCTTAGGGCCGGTACACGCCAATCAACTGGGTTGCTTACTCCATCAATGAGCGTTAGGCGCCTCACTCCGATTGAATGCGAGCGTTTGATGGGCTGGCCAGACAATCACACTCTTTATCGCGCAGATGGAAAACTGAATAGCGATACGGTTCGCTATAAGATGTGTGGAAACGGTGTGGCATCTCCAGTTGCAAAATGGATTGCGGAACAAATCAATCTTTGCGAGTAGGTCGCAAACACACTGTCTAGCGAACTGGACAGGCGCCTGTTGCACACCCATCAATGTCAAGAAGATCTGTGACTACAGAATGAAGTGGCACAGAGAAGTCAATCTTTGAGAACAGTTTTGTGTACTGGTCTTTTGTGATCTCTTCGTATGGTGGCAACGGGAAGTTGTGATCAGCGTGAAGCAGGAACGAAACTGACTTAACACTGCTGTCATAGTTTGATGCAAGCCACTCCTTGATCGTTGGCAGCTCTTCCTTGCGGTAATAAACGGTAACCGAAACTGCATTGTCTGCCCATTCGGTTTGCATCTTTTTCACCCATTCAAGCTGTTCAACAGCAGTCATCTCGGAAGCAAGAATAGATCCTTCCGGCGACTCGCATGGAAACTCAACCACATAGCGAGTGTGATCCTCGCGGCCGTCCAGCCCAATATCCCACTGAACCTTATACCCGCGCTTGCGACAAGCGTCAACGAGTGGATCAGAAGCTCCAAAACGCACACGCCTAATGTAGTAGCGAGCAAATGCTGGGTGGATACCTGGTGTTACTCCAGGCAGAAGCGACAGTGTTCCAGATGGCTGAACAGTTGTGAGACGAACAGACTCTGGCCACCCATTCTTCTTTGAGTAATCAGCGTCAAGGCCACGGAGGTACTCGTATGCTGGTGAGAGCCAAGAGAGTTGATCATCAGAACACTGAAGGATGCCCGTAACGCTCTGTCCGAGTCTGGCGTTTTTGCGAACAATTTCAGTTGTCTTTTCGTATGGGTAGTTCATACGTGTGATCTGCTTCTGAACCATATACAGAAGTTTTGAAATTTCCTTCAACTGCTCAAGTGACTGAACATTTGGAAGGAAAATAGTTGAGAGATTACATGACTCACCATCTGCAAGACCAATCTCTGCACATGGGTTGAATCCATCAATTGAGTTATCTACGCGCACTTCTCCAAGGCGTCCAAAGCGTCGGGTAAGGCGCCGATTGAGGAGACCATATGGCTCACCAGAGCCGTCGTAACCCTTCCAGAGCTCAGACATGATTTCTTCATAGTGATCTGCATAAATGCTGTTGTTGGAGTTTGCGCGCCATGCTGGCACATTTCCAGATGACCAGTTCTTGGCTCGCAAGAACAGGATGTCATCAGGGTCACCAATTGCAATCTGAGCAGAACGACGTGACGATCCAGAAACAACAATGCGCCCGATGATGTTGCAAATATCAAGAACATCAATTGAGCGAAGCTTCTTACCCTCTCGGTTTTTCATGACCTTACAAATGTCCTCAACGCCGTCAATAAGAGCTCCCGGACCACTGGCCGTACCACCAAATGTCTTGAGCGGTGCACCAAATTCACGAACAAGAATTGTTGAATAGGTAAAAGACTTTCCTGTCTCAAAGTAAGACTTGAGAACGCTGTGAAGCAAACGCTTCCACCCCGTACGACTGTCGGGAACGATAATGTCTGCGTCATTACTACGATCGTGCGTAATTGAAACTCCAGACTTGATTTTTGGAAGATCATGGATCTTTGAACGCTCAACAGAAAACCCAACTCCACCACCAAGCATCAAGTACTCAAAGAGGAGTTCAAAATCTTCAATTTTTTCAATATTCGTGAAGTAGCAGTTGTTGAGCGATGTTGCATTGAACTTCTTCACAAGCGGAGTTCCAAGTTGCCACAATGCGCGGCCAGAGAAAGAGCAACGCAAATTGAACATGTGATCAAATAGTGCTTCAGCTTCTTTTGTTGTATAAGGAACGCCAATTTCACCAGCGCCTTCAATTACGCGTGAAAGAGTTTCAGTCCATGTCTCAGAACGTTCCTCGTTTTCAACAGCACGGCTATATGTACGGAGAAAAACAACCTCGCCCATGCCGCCAAATCCCCAAGGGGGGAGTTTTTGAGAATACGAAGCTAAGAATTCTGGAGACAAAAGATCCATTACCACCCCTGTGATTTATTTATGATTGACGAGTTTACTACGATATGACTTTGCTTAGGTGTTAAGAGATGCCAAGCTCTTTTGCTTTTTCAAGCGTCACATATGTGCCTTTGGCCGCAAGTACGACTTTAGCAGTTGTGAATGGAGAGATTTGCCTTGTGCCGTAAATTGTTTCCTCGACAAGAACTAATTGAGACTGCTTTATTGTCTCTATAACCGAATCAGCACCAAACACATGATGTGGCTCGGCTCCAACGTCGGAGCAATCCCCAGTTGGATGTCCACATACTATGCACGGTTCGCGAGTAGCCCTAGTTAACTCTATGTCGCCAAAGATATACTCTTTATCCACAGGCGAATCCCCACTGCGCGGCCATGGCATCAGCAATTCCCTGAAATGTCTTGCTTCGTATTTTCCACCTGTCTTCAGACGGTGGTAGATATAACAGCCTATGACGCTCAGCTTTGTTTGAGGATAAGTCAACAATGCTTGTCGGTGAAAGCTTCGGCAGGCCGCGAAGCCAAAAACATGTCGCTTTTGTCTCGGGATGACCAAACATCCATGGCTGAACTATTTGGTCTGGCTTTCTAAATGTTGACGACATGATCCCAATAGGGTTCTCAACAGCAACATAGTCAGCATTAGCGTTGTAACAAGCCATAAAAAATTTTATCGCTTCTTCGCGCTGCCTAGGTCTATCCGGAAATCTATCCCTGTACTCAGGTTTCATCCATTTATTTCCAGAGACCGTCAAATATGTACATGGAGGATGGGCGACGACTAGATCCCACCGTTTAAGCATTACTTCGGTCACGTCGCCTTGTATGTGGGGCCCTGGTTTATCGCTTGGAAGGAGGTCGCAAGATATTGCATCATGACCAGCCCTGATGAAAGCATCACGGACAGTTCCGGAGAATTCGCAAGCCACCAAGACACGCATTTCAGTTAGCTTTCTGCTCGAGCATGTATATACGATAGCGAAGTGTTCTATTATCCGAACGAAGTCTCTTAATCTCTTCAACTGCACGCTCTAATGCGCTCATTGACCTAGGAACGCCTTCAAAGGCTTTGTAACGGAGCTTTGATGTCATCTCAAGCTCGTCCACAATGTCTGTTTTGCTTTGTTTATTTTCGGAAATCATGGCGTGACCCTACCATAATCAACCCATGCTGCATAGGTCTGTGGCATAACTTGACTGAAAAAAGACTCAACAGCTTCTGCATAAACGCGTATCTCATACTGAGCTGCATCATCATTGCGGAGACTGAGAAAGTTCATCAATGCGCGAGCATTCACAGTCCAGTAAAACTCCGTGTATGAACCGAGTGGAAGAATCATCCGAGCAACTTCCTTAGCTACTCCGCGCTCAACAAGTGATTCATAAAGTAAGAAAGCTTCTTTACTGCATTCATTCATAAGCGACGCAGCCTCTGTCGCCACGGCTTCTTCAATCGGCTCAAATGTATAGCTGCCTGGTTTTCCAACTTGCGTTCTCATGTTCGTTGGATCTGGAACGTAGTACTCAGTTGGCATAACTGCATACCTACCAGAGTATTCGTTAAATGATCCAATGCGATGTCTAAACCATTCACGGGCAACAAAAATTGGTGCTTTTACATGGAACCGAAATGAGTTGTGCTCAAACGGCGTACCGTGGCGCGAGCGCATGAGAAAACGGATGAGCCCAAAATCTGCATCACCGATTGTTTCCGTTCTTTTCCCAAACGAAACACGCGCTGAGTTGACTACAGAAATGTCATCGGCCATATACGCATCGAGGCGCACAAATCCATTATTAAATACAGAGATTCCGTCCATCCTGCGATACTACATCGTCTCCGTTTTTTTTGGCGACTTGGATTCTGCGTTAAGCAAGATGTGAGAAAGTTCTATGCAATTAGTTCTATGCGTATGAAGAATGTCTGCAATTTTGCCAGACTCTATCCAGTTGCGTGACGCCAGCGCCTCAAAGTAGTCATACTCTAGTTCGCACAGTAGTAGCCATTCGTGTATGGCCACCCTATAGGCGTCATTCTCCGTTGTAGTATGAGACTTCTTCTTGAACCACGCCACTGTTGTCCTCCCCGATGTATCGCTGAACCATCTCCTCAACTCTTGCGAGAGTTGATGCTGTTTGATCGTCTAAATAAAGAAACTTGAGGTCTTCTTGACAACGAATAGAGGTTGTTAATTGCTTCACAGTTTCAGCAAATTGAAAAAGTTCATTAATGCTCAGCGCTATATACATCAGCAAGCTCTCCATACTCAAAGAGAGGATGGAACTTAGACATATCACATGCTCCAAACCTCAGGTATTCAAGACCACCATCTACAAAGATGCGTGTGTGTTTTGCCGAAGGAAGAAGCTCATCCGTTTTCCAGCAAGAACAAGATACAAAGTCGTTCCTATGGCGTGACTCAATAGTCTCTTCACATACCAAACATTTAGCTGCGTTCCGGACGATCCTTCTTCGCGCTCCAGTAGTCATTTTCCCTCCACGACCAGACATACATAACCTCTTTGATCAGAAGATATGCCATATAGGCAAGGCATGCAATGACCAAAACAATTAAAACAAACACAACACAAAAGGCAACCCCCACAGAAAAAGACATGCAGTTTAATTATTACTTATCGTTAAGATAATTACTACACGAATTAAGAATTTTATGCCCCACAACATACAGGACAAACATTGCAGATACATACAACATAAAGCCTCCAGTGATCATTTTACACATACTGAGTATCACAATTGTGACATATGTCAAGCTCTAAAAAGTCATAACAAAATTCGTTATGGAGGTTGACTAAGTGCATTCTTTGAGCATATATTTAACAACGGCTAGAAGCCATCAAACCACTAGAACACGGAGTTACACACATGAGTGAGTATCAAAAGATTATTTCCAGCGGAAAAAGCAATAGAGGGCGCAAGCCACTTCCCGCAGACGAAAAGGCACGTCGTGCCGAAATCCAAAAGGAACAGAATCGGAAGCGCTCCGAGGCCCGTCGTCGCGCCGCGCTCGTCCTCCAACATCGTCATGCTGACGAATTTGAAGAACTCTACAAGTCGGAGTTCACGACCATGATGAACTCTAAGTAAGAGTTTAAAAAAGAAAAGACCCTCAGCTCGCCGCTGGGGGTTTTTTTTACCCCTGTATCCCCTCACTCTTATAAAGTGTAGAAAGGGTAGTTGGTGACACGTGGGTTCAAGTCCCATCAGGGGTACTATGAAGCATATTATTCATGTACATCAGCAAAAGATTCGCAAGGGCCTTGACGCAATAATTGATCGCACATACAAGGGATCCAAGCACTACAGAAGGCTTGATATTGTCTGTCCTTCTTGCAATTGCGTAGCAGCAACAGTTGTACAGAGCGACACTCCAGACTCGTGCGGTGCTCGCGTTTGGATTGAGGCATCTGGGACTAATCCAACTAGTATCTGATTAATTCGGGCCTGTAGCTCAGTGGTCAGAGCAGGGGACTCATAATCCCTTGGTCGTGGGTTCAATCCCCACCGGGCCCACTTTTCTTGCGTGGATCAAGAACCCATTCGCCATCCATTGTGCCGAGGTATGTTTCAAGTTCGTTTGTGTCTGGGTGACGCTTTAAAGTCCACGAGAACTCGCAGCAAGGAGTGTCCTCGCTGCATGGGTGATGCCCAAAGCTACCAAGGGCCTTGGCGATTGACTTAAAAGAACGTATAAGTCGCAAGCAGCAGTCGTGGCAGAGCATCACATAGTTATCTTCGGTAATCGGATCCCATGGAATGTTGTCAGTAAATCCTCCGTAATACCCAAACGAGCGAGGGGCAAAAGTCATCCCCCCATCAGGGAAGGAGGTTGATGTCTGCTGGGTGGCTGGGAAGTTGTTCCTGCACTCGGAACAAATTGGGGCTTTTTCTGTCATAGTCTGCCAACACTATATGCTGACAATCATAGCCACAACCTTAAAAACCGTATTTTTTTGGTATTATCCAATTATGGGAAAGAAAAAGAAATCAGGCGGAGTTAGATCTGGGTCTAGGACAAGGATAAACCCTTTGACTGGCCAAGTTGAGACAGTAACTGGAACTAAAGCAGGTAAAAAGCGTACGCGTTTGCCTTTTGATGACAAACTAAGAACTCATGACTTGGATCAGCAGAAAAAAAAGCGCTAACATTTATGGCATGTTCAAAACACCGCAAATGTGGAGGCCAGCGCGCCGAGGTATGGCAGGTCTAGCTATTGTGGCTATAGTTTCTTTCGCATCCTGGGTGACAGGATTTATTATGTTTTTGGCACTCGCTTTTTACAGCTACTGGAGAAGCACGAAGGACTAACCGTTAACCATTTGTGACACAGAAGGGGTGCAAGAGCTAATAGTGCCACCCCTGATATGCACGACGTCACTCACTCTGCTTGTGCTTTTAGTTTGGCTAACAAGCAGCTCTATTGATTTTTCAATATTTGATAAGCGCTGGTTGATGTGTGCGATCTGAATTTCAAGCGATTGATCCATAGTTGCCTCCGTACAAAGATTTTAACAAGTATTGCACATATTTTACCAAAAACGCAAAAAGCTTAGATACTCTCACAAAATAAGAAACCCCCCGCCTTCAAAACAAGGACGGGGGGTTTCCTAGATTAGCCCTAAGGTAGGCATGTATTGATTATCTCACATTTTAAATTACATCTATGATTAGGTGAACCCTGTCTTCGTCGCCTTTGTTTTCTACGCTGTGATATCTATTGGTATTGTCTATAATCCAAATCTGTCCTGCTTTTAGATTCAGGGATTCTTCTCCTACGCTGAATATGCAAAACGGGTTTGTTATCACTGGTACGTGTATGCGGTGCGTTTTGGCCGTCAATGGGCCCCTGTCCCTGTGTCTAGGAATAACAGTTCCAGCTTTTAACCTTGTAAGCATTGCCTGCTTGACGCTTGCTTCGCCAATTTTTTCTACTGCAGACATAATAGCCTTGTCAACATACGGACTGAACTGTTGATACTTTTCATGCTGGATGCCAGAGTTGAGTCTGTGTTTGGTGTCGTAAATCAAAGGGATTGTGTTGGTGTTTGCTGCTGCTGCACCTATTTTACGGTCTTCATATTTTAACCAATCCTCGTTTTTCAAGGATAAGACATCACGAGAAAGTTCATTGAACGATGGCATATGTCCTAAAAACGTAAACGCTTTATTTTCTTTCATGCTCAATCTTTTTTTGGAGCGTCTATGCAACTTCCCTCTGTTTCAGGCTCAGTTGCTTTACTAATCAATCTTTTTTAGCTACGTTTTTTATTCTGTTTACTGCTTGTGATGGGTCCACCAGTCACCCACGCTCTGCATGTTCTTTGAGCGGCACACTTGAAGTCAAATGCTTCGCAATAACCTAATTCCCCTGCGGAATCAATCGCACCCCATTCATCCGCACGCTCACCACTAGTTATGCCAGTCTTGATGCACGACTTCATTTCAGGAGTAACAATAAACATGACGCAGTTGCCACATCTTTGCTTCTTTGCGGATGCAATATCTACATCCCATTCTTTTGCAATGTCTTTCCAGTAATCACTGTTTGATTCTGCTGGATTGAGCGGACCATACATCGCTGTTTTTATTGCGTTACCTCTATTTTTGAGGTTTACAGCAATATCCTTAGTCGCTTTTGGACAAGAGTCTGCTGCTTTAATATCAAAAGACACTTGTTGATTAATGATTAGTTCAGTGAATTTCATATCTAACAGTATCTCATAAATGCAAAAACCCCGCCCACCCCCGAAGGTGTGAGCGGGGTTCCGCTTCGTTGTTACTAGGCTTCTGGAGCGCTGTCAAATGTAACGCTGACAAATGCTTCTGGGCGCTTGACTGCGAGAGCCAGTCTCTGCTCCGCAAGGATAACGATAGCGTTGCGGACGAAGAAGTCTGCATGCTGTTCGCTCACACGGATTGAGGCTTGCTCGCGGTCATACAGCTGAGCACCGGTGCCGAAGGCGCCGACGAGAGCTGTGCCCTCTGGCATTGCTGGGGTGTCAATGACTGGGATTCTCCACAGCTTCGGCTCGCCACCCATGGCAACCGAAACAGCGATGAGGTACTGGCCGTTGAGATCCTTGGTGAGCTCGATGTCTTCCCAGTCGTTCGGGTTAAGAACGATACCGGTTGGCTCGTAGTAAGCGAGCAACGACAGCGTAGCTGCACGACGGAGTGCATCTGCCTTTGTGTCTGGCACTGGAGTTGATGCGCCATCTGACCAATCGTAGGTCTGGATGCCAGATGTTTGGAGCACACCAAGCAAGTTTTCACCTACGCCGTCACCATTGAGGATTTGATCATCCTCCTGAAGGCGCAGGCCGTACATGAGCTCATTGTCAATGATTGAGCGGAGCTGTGGCTCGTCAGCAAGGACGTTGCGGTGAGCAGCTTCCCAGTGAGCGAGTGTACGTACAGGAGCCTGCTCACCAACGAAGGTGAACGATGACTGCGGTTTGGCTTGGAATGATCCGTTACCTGCGGCACGCTCTGCAACTGCAGCTGCGTTGTTGGAGAACCCCGTCATACGGAAGTACTCAATAACTGCAGCTGTCGTGGTACGAGCTGGGAACAGGTCACGCACACGACGTGTACGCATCGGTGGGATGACAATCGGATCACGCTGAATGGTGCCGAATGAGCCAGGTGTGCCGGATGGAAGCGCCGAGTAAATATCTTTAACTCCGTAAGAGGTGATATTTGAAGCGTTCAAAACGAACGGTGCTGGCATGTTTGCGCCATTCTTGCCACCATTGAGTGATTTAAACTCTGGTGAATCTACGAATGCTTGACCGACAGACTGTCTTTGAACTGGTGCAAAAGACTGACTAGCAGCAAAAGAGGCAGCTGCTGAATCGCCAGCAGGCTGCGAGCCCCACTCGTCAACCTTCTTCATTTGCTCAAGACCCTCGATGAGGCTCTTGATTTCGCGGATGTCTGACATGTTGTGGTCAAATGCTGACTTCTGATCAGCATTAACGATAACGGTGCCATCTTCTACGCGGAATGAATCGGCAATTTGCTTATTCTCCGCCATTTTTGAACGAAGTGCGCCTTGAAGCTCACTTAGTCTTGATTCGTCAAAAGACATTTCTTTCTCCCTTGAGAAAAATTCTTGGATAGGTATTTTGAACAACACAGGCGGCTTAGGTAAGCACCCAGCCCTTACGTCAAATAACAATCTAACAGACTTTATATAGTCCGTAGTGAAAGGTAATAGATATTTATGATGGGAATTCTATAATTTGACCAGATTTTTCTGCTTCGTCAATCAAAATCAATGCTTCTTTGAGTATTTGACGATTTTTAGGAGTATCTGGTACTTCAACTTCTTCAAGCGTGTCATCAAACATTGCAGCCATCAATATTTGCTGGTAGGTGTTGAAATCAACTTCTGATTTTTGATCTTTCATGGTTCCTCACCTATGCGCATTGTGGTGTTTAGGTTACTAGTGCTTAGGTACTGTTTTGCACGATCATCAAAGATTTCCACAACCCAATTGCCATTCGGGCTCATGGCCTTGCGTGCTAGCAGAACTGGGTCACCGTCTGAATCATTAGCCCATAGGCTGAACTCATTAAAGTTACTCATTTCCATAGGCATAATAGTTCGGAGATTTGCTTGAATTATGTCTACGTACTCCTCTGGTACCGACCTTCCAGTTTCTTGCTTTCTGTTTCGTATACGCGATAGCAAAACATCCCTATCACCAACAAAATAGTGCGCTTCAATTTTATATCCAGCACGACTCAGCTTGCCTAAAGTGTCCGGATCGTTATTGAATTGACCACTTGAGTCAAAGACAATATCAAGCTCTTTTCTAATGGCTTCCGAGATGGTTGCGAATGCAATGTTTTGAGATTCCGTATGCGTTGCACCAGCAGCTGATGAGCTTCCTCTTGATATATACCCGTTGTACTCAGGTATTAATTGCTTCATTTCGTCAATGTCAACATGAGCTGCTTCACGACGAGAAGGAATTCTCCCATCAAAGCCATTAAGGCGTTGGGTTGTTTTTCCAGAACCAGGGGCACCGCCAATGATAATCGCACGCTTTCTTAGCGTTGTCGGGTCGGTGCTATCTCTTCTCTTTGTTACATAGTCAGTTATGCCACGCATAATTTTACGCCATACATTGTCGTAGCGCGAATCAGTAACTTTTCTTCCTCCAGCGCTATACTTTCCCATAGTGTGCTGACCACTCTGGTAGTCGCGCTCACCGAAGGTGCTAGGCATTCTCTTTGGAATGTCAAGCATGTCATTGAGTTTGTAAGACGGCTGTGCTTGCATAGATCCAGATGGCCGACGTCCAGATGGTGTGACTATTGAACCCTTTGGAACAGAACCACCGATTTTATCTAGGTACGCTAGTGCGTTAATTTCTACAGGTGTAATTGACGATGTGCGCGTTTTTGCAGTTGATGCCATTGGCTTGCTTGAGTAGTTACGCGTAGACATTGCACCAGATATAAATCTGCGATACATGGGGTTATTAAGAAGTGCTTGATCTTGTGCTTTTCTAGCCTGAATAGCTTTTCTGTATTCAGTTGGCGACAGTGCCCTAACCGCACCATCTGCTCGTTCCTCTGCGCGCTTGCGCATCTCCTCAAGCTTTGTCTTTTCGTCCCTTAGCCTGTCAACTTTGGTATCTAGGCCATGGAACAAACCCCTTGTGCCACTACCAACTTCCGCATACTCATCAAGTTGCTGAATTAACTTCATAAATGTCGGGTTAGTGTCTACTGCCCACTGATACATCCTGAAAGCAAAATCTTCTGACGACTCCTCATCTCTACGGACTGGTTTTGTATCGTAGAGCCAAGATCCAAGAACCATTGCTCGCGTGTATGCACGACGCGAAGCTTGATATTCAGCAGATGCTTGATTGCGAGCATTTTTTACCCGATCAAGCTTCCTATTTAAGCGACGGATCTTTTCATCAATTGCCTTGATTGAGCGAGGAACGGTTGCTCCTAGAGCGTCAATCTCGGCATCAATCTCGGCATTTGCCTTGTTCGCCTCATATGCATCACGGCGCTTGATCCATGAACGCTCAGCTGCATTTATTGCACGTTCAACGTCATCCTCGTCCATTCCGGACTCTTGTCCAGCTTTCAGCAAGGCACTGCGCAGGATGCTACGTGGTGTTGAGTACTCATCAGCAAGCTCTTGTAACCAAACATCTTCAGATGTAAATTGATTCCACAGTTCTGCTCGCTTTTGTTGTGATTCCTTTGACTTTCCGTACCACGTACTTCTTAGCTGCTTACGCTTTTCTTGGCTTGTAGCAATATCGTCTGAGATGTCGTCCCATGTTCGGTTATCATCGTCAAGATCGCTATCAATGGCTGCCAACATTTTGTCCCAGTCAATTGAATCTGGATCTTTTAATTCCGGTGGCTCTGGTGCGTATCTGCTTGGCTGATCCTCTATCCACTCACTCTCAACCCATGTTGGGTTGGCAAATGGTGAGTCTTTCCAAATATCATATGAATTAATTGCGTCATCAAAGAATGATTCATCGTCTTTGGCGGCTTGCTCGACTGAGTCAATTAGCTCTTCATAAGCACGCTCGTACTCATCCTCAACCAAGCGATCCAAGGCATCGTCCCACGGATCTTGATCAGGGCTTGGTGGAGGCGTCACCGACATTGCTCCAGCTATGCGACGCTTGGACATTGAGCCACTGATATTTTTGTTTTTTCGTGGTTCGCGCAAGTCTTCGTCTTCGTACCGAGCTGCAACTTCATCACCAAATGATTGAGCAACAATGGAGCGCAATGCGTTCTTGTCTTCGTCGCTGAGGTCATATATTGCTGCAAGTTTTGAAAAGCTATCAAAGTCTTCAGGAAGATTTAGTTGACCAGTTTGTGGATCAAGGAATCCAGAACGTAACTCGTTTATTATTCCATAAAGCTTTGAGGTTTGTGCTTTTTGTTGCTCTGGAGTTAACGCATCTGCACCATCAGGATTATCAATCCTTCTGAGACTTGCTCGCATTTCTTCAGGCGTAGCGCTCAATATTTCTTTGGGTGATCTAAAACCAAATACTGCCTCCAACCTAGAAGCAGGAAGACTTTCAAGTTTTTCAGACGACACAAGACCAATAGCTTCAAATTGGCTTTCTATGTTTTTGAGTTTTCTATTGTCGCCTGGTTTGCCGCTAAAAATTGACGGCTCATCAATATATGGAGAATGCATCCATATCTCACCCTTTTGTGATTGAGTAATTGTAAAGCCTTGATCAAGTGCTTCACTTACCCATTTGCGAAGCTTTGGATCTTGAACACGTTTCATTGCTTGGGCGGATGTTTCTGGCTGTGGAGTCGTTCGTGTTCCACGGCGCAGCTGTGCAATATCTTCAACCGTCAAAGAACCAGAGACACGGCGAGGCCGTATCGCTGATGGTATTACTCTTGGTGTTGATGGGCGCTCAAATGCTGTTCCCTCTTGTACTAGACCATCTAAGTCACCATCAATAGGATTTGGGTTATACGGTTCAGTATTTCTAGATATCCGACGAAGCTTTCTACCTAGTGCCTTAATATCCTGTATTTGATCAGACTTTGAAGACCTTTTCTTCCATGGGTGGCCTTCAGGTAGCAAGTCTGAGTCTCCAACGTAACGAAGGTTTGTCGGTTTACCCTTATCAAGCATTTTAAGGAATGCGTTTACACGTCCATATGCCCACTGGTTACGAGACATGCCTGGTCTGTGCGAGCCCGAATAAGCACCAGCGCCGCGCCTAAACACCGCCTTTAATGTACCAACGCTTGCCATGGCGTGTCTTGGCCGGTTAAGCTCAGACATCTTCTTGTTGTGAATACGGACTTTTACCTGCAGTGCTCGGACTATGTCTTGCGATAGATCTATATCTTTTGCGCTTGATACAGAGGACGCTGAACCTCTTTGGTTTTTAGAGGATCCAACGATTCGTTCCGATGGTTTTGATGGGGTTGCGGCTAGGCGATCTGTTCTAGCTTTGCGCATTTTTTTGTTATTTTTACTCATCATTCAGAACCATTCCAATACTGGTAGAAACAAAGCGCCTACCATCAAGCATCCTTGACTGAACCTCAATAAATTGAATTACAGAATTGTTTCTTTGAGACTTTTCTAATATAGCAATACCAGCAGACTTGCCACGCATCATTCTTGTAACTCGCCTAGCAATTCTCTCTTCCGTGGCTCTTTCTCTTCGGCTGCGATCCCTCTGTGCTTGAGGCCCGATTCCTCGCCTACGACGATAATCGGATTCATTTGTGCACGGCATCCAAGCAACACCACCACTTGTAGTTGAATACCTGCGAATACCAATACACCCGAGATCACGCGACCTTTTCAAGGCCGAGGTCTGGTTATCAAACACATCTGGATCCCCAGGACGTATTACCATGGGAACGCCAAGGGAGTCCTTAACGTTAACAACCGTGCGAATCGGCCATGCTGATTTCTGTGAACCCTTAGAACGCCTATTTGGGAGATTATCCCTCATTGCATCAATATGTCGGATACCTTCAACATCCTGTTCCTTCAGCACCCTAAGCACTGTTCTCAATCTTCTTATACCTTCTTCGGTGAAGTTCATTGAGAGAGTTTCGTCATTCTTTTTTACTGCGCTAGCTTGCTTGATTGCTGCGATTGCGCGCATTAGGGAGCGTCGGCGTTCTCGAGACTGGGTTTTGGAGTCTCCATACTCAAACTTCGGATCGGTTAGAGCATCTTGCAGATACGCCATCATGTCCGTAGAGAACTCATTCCACTCTTGCATTGATATTCCAGACACATTAAACATTTCTGGTTTTTCCAGCGAGCGTGAATACGATTCATCGTCGGGTTCACTATCTAGTTCTAAATCTGCTGGAGTATTACTCAACTGAGGCCTTGGCGGATTAAATCTGCCCCATGACATTGCCCCAGAAACTCTTGGTTTAGCGGGTCTTTGAAAAGGAGTCGCATCCTGAACTAGGCCGTCACTGTCGCCATCGAGGGCGTTTGGATCATATCTTTGAAAAATGCGACGTTTCATTGTTTTTTAGCACCGTTTTGTTTGCCCTTATTGGTCTCTGGTTTTTTAAGTACACCAGCAGCAATAAGAGTGTCAATATAAAGCTTTCCGACTCCAGCAGGCAATGTTGAAGCAACTTGCTGTACATTCATTATACGCATTTGCTCCGATTGCGTGTGGTTTGAGTGACGCAAGCCAGATTCTGGCCAGTTATTTATTTCATCACATTCTGCAATATTTTGGAAAAATAGTTCACGTTTTTGTGGGTCAAACGAGTTAACTATTTTCATAATTTCTGGGTTCATTTGTACCACCTAAACATTTCTGGAGTCGTTCTTATGTATTGGAGTATTTCTTCTCTATCAAAAAAGAGCGATAGGCTTGCGTCTTTTAGGCCGTTCGTTCCTGATTGAGCAGAATAAATGAAGTTAATCTGCTGGCGGGCTGCCTCAAATCCAAGCAACTGCGCAGCTGCTGCTCCGTTTCTCCACTCGCCATCTCGGTCAAAACCTAAACCAAAGACAAAATGATTGAGGTCGTGTATGTGCTCAAATGGAGCTGCGCCACCAGATGAAAGCAACTTAAACTCTGGATCACGCATCCAGTCAAGAGCAATATCTAGATATGTTCCATTATTGGATATGCCAAACCTGTCTGAAGTTTCCGGCAAGCCAAGACGTTCTCTAATTGCTTTAATTATTGGGTTGTAATGTTGAGCAATCTCGTCAAGCTTGTCAGAATAGGTAACTATTGAGTCAACCTGTTCCTTAGCAAACCTTCCTGCTTCGGTATCGGCAAATTCAATATCAAGATTACGTACCAACCCTCTCGGGGTTGTGTCATGTGTTGGATTCTTAGCTACATGTTGCTCATGTTGCTGTTTATCGTAAATTGGTGAAAGTGGCGTTAGGTATTTCGTTAAGAATGTAAGACCCATCCCCAACCTGTTGGATTGTGGGGCGTTGTTTATCGTGTAAACATCTTGACCATCTCTAGTGCGTGCCATTAGCTTCTTGCCGTCTGCACTTCTTTCCGAGACCCAGAATTCCCCAAGATCTAGATCTTTGCTTACTTGGTCACTTATGGCCTCGGCTATAGCGATAACTTCATCGTCGTCAGGCTGAAAAACATTGGTTTTTATTTTTTCTCGGTCCTCGCCAAACTTGTCAGCAAGTCCTGGTATTTCTGGCAGGGTCATGATTACAGATCCAGAAGGGCCCTCAGCCAGCTCAACTTCTGAAATACGTTGTTCAGGTTTTTCAAATACTGGAAAAGCTTTCTCAAAAGCATCTTTTTGCTCGTCGTTCAGTCTTGAGAATGCAGACATTGATGCAGTTACAGCTATCGGTCTTTCAAATGCTGTTGAGTCTTGAACCAATCCGTCACCGTCGCCATCCTCAGCATCTTGATCAAAGCGATCTGTTAGTGATTTTTTCTGAAGAGGCATTTTCCTATCATCTGGACACGGTCCGGGATTGTCCCAGTAATCCAAATGACCGACATAATGCTTCGTGTGAGCCCTGTAGCTTTCAATCATGAACCGCACGGAATTGAACTCTTTACAAAGACCAAGAACCTGAAGAGATCTTGCCATTTTCCATATACGCGTTCCGTAAACTGAGCTTGGTGACTGACCGTTGGCAAAGTCTGGATTATCAATCCACTCTTCCTTGTATAAATCCCAAGCCAAGGCCGATGTATAGAGTCTTGCAGCTTCAGCTACAGAATCCGTAAACTCTTTGTTTTTGCGGAGTTTCTTAATGTTGGTTTTCGCTAGGTTGTAGCGTTCCCCGTACGCTATTGATCCACGATCAATTGGAAATGTCCACCAGTCATAATGCTCTGAGTGAAATTTTTTCCAGTTTGAATTACTTGCATATTCTTTGAATTTGGCAACTTGTGCTTTTTGATCTTCTGCCACTGATTT